GTGAGACGCATCTCTTGTTCGAAACGCGCCACACTGCGACTGTATTTTTCTTCAAACGCAACTAGGTCTTTTGCTGAACAGGTGACATCTTTTGTATTGCCATCTATGAATTCAACGCGCAGGTTTATTCTCATGAGTTATGCCGTTGCCCGTACGACGGTTCCGCTAACTGGCCAAGTTAGACTCAATGTCGCGATGTCGCCTACGCTGCTTGCAAATGGCGTGTACTGGTTCACTAGACATACAGCAGTGTATGAAGGGTTTGTTGCAGTAACAGTTCCTGATGTAGGAGTGATTACAACAGTTGCTGCTGTGTTGAATAGTGGGTAGATGGTGGCATCAACTGAAGATGCACCAAAGTCTTGCATGAAGGAAAGAGTTACGGAAGCAGACTTCAAACCACCGATACGGGTACGCCATTCGCCACCGAATGCGGTTGTTTCTAGATCGTCTGATTCAATGCTTAGTTCTGCACTGTTTAAGTTTGTAGAAAAGTTTGTGCCATTGACTGTGATTTTGTAGTCGGTTGCTGCGAATTTCGCCATGTCTTTGTTGCTCCTAGTTTGCGTAGCAAAGCACTGTGAACTCTGCTGATAAATATGTTACCTCACCTACGGTAAGTTCACCGTAGTTGCGGGAGTCAGTCACTCTCAGGTCAAATGCTTTTCCTGCAAGTGTCTTATCTGATTCTATCGCCAGTTTGATTGATGACGATCCTGTTGAAGAAACGTAAGCATCCAAGGCATTCTGACCAGATCGTTCTGATACACGACCAACAATGACTGTCACTGCGAATGTGTAAGTGTTCATTCCACGACCAAATGTGTTGTCGTATTCAACGCCTTGCGGCAAGATCACAGCAATCGGTGGATTGGGATTGTCAGGAATCGTTGGTGTTGTACGCAGACCACTGATCGTTGCAAGGTTGTTTGCAAGACCAGTTCGAAGTTCGGATATTAGAGCCATTATGCAAAATTCATAAGTTTGCGATACGGAGCAACAAGTTGTTCAACATCTGGATCAAGGTAACGAGTCACGCGCATTGCGCCCATGTCCCCGAAGCCGACAATTCCGAGAGGACTATCTAGACGCTTGAACAAACGTGACGACTGAACAACACAAGCCTGAGTGATTGCAATTGGGACTGCAGGCCATCCAAAGACACCAGTGACTTTGACAAGGTTTTGCTCTGACTCAACTGGGAACAAGTAGTTTTCAACTGCACGAATGCGTGTGTAAGGAACAGTTAGACCATCGGTGTATCCGTTGGATGGTTCAAGTTGATAATCGCCAACAGCCCATGTGACATCAAATACGCCATCGCCACCAGATGAAGTCATCAAAGTGATTGCAGTTCCAGCAAGATCATCTGTCTGCACAACAAAAGAATCATCTGCTGCGTAGTAGCGGGTTGCGGTTCCAAACGAATAAAAAGAACGCATGGCATGTCCATCGATGGCGCGTGATGCAGATTCAATTGCCATCTCTAGCAGTGTGTCATCGAGATTATCTGTCACGCGTAAAGCAGATTTTACTTGTGCAAGTGTGGCGTAGCCATTTGTGATTGCCATAGAACTCCTAAGTCTAGATATATTCTACTTGCGTTCAGCCAAAGCCTTGCGAATTCCTTCACGCAGGCTGATCTGTGGTTTGAAGTAGTGGTGCGACACATACGGATTTCCCACGCGATACTGAACACCAACAGGTGCATCTCGAATGTGATTGATGACAGGCTTGTATCCCGCTTCTTCACAAACCATTTCTGCAAGGTCGTTGAAACTTGTGGCAATACCTGAACACAGATTCCATGTGCCGTCATAACCAGTTTGCACATGCCAAAGAACTGCTTGCACTATGTCATCAATGTGAATGAAGTCGCGTACCTGTTCGCCGTCGCCCCAGACATCGAAAGGATCAGCCTGACGCAATGCGCGATCAATGAAAGACGGGAACGGATAGTCAGCATCTTGATCTGATCCATAACCACTGAAAGGTCTAAACACATACATATTTGAATCAGTGATGAACTGTGATAGGTACTCCCCTGTCAATTTTGCCCATCCATAAGTCAGATCAGGATTGCTAACTGCGTCAAGTCTGATGTCAGATTCTGCAAGACGGTATCTGTGTTCTGGTTTTTGCAGTTCGATTGGGTACGCAGCAGAAGATGAGAAGTACACAACATGAGTTGGTTTTGTTTCATGCACCCAGTTGAAGAACTCAGCATCAATGCTCAAGTCAGTTGCAACGCTCAGTGGCTCGCCTTCGATAGTTGCGCGACCACCAACGATTGCTGCCAGATGAATGACGAAATCAAACTTGGTCTTGTTGTTCTTGAAGTAGTCGCGGCAGTCGTTGCCGTCTTTTAAGTCGATGCCTGTGATCTCGCTGTCAGGTAACGCTGAAACAAAGTGACGACCAACGAAACCTTTGTGTCCTGTAATTAGTATTTTCATTACCAAGCCTTCACGCTTTCTACATCCTCAGCAAACTTTGAAGCCATGTATTCAGCAAAGATTGCTTGATCGCCATTGTGCATTTCCGAATTATTCACGGCTGCGTATCGTTCATCATGTTCTGCTTTGCCGTTTATGTAGTGCAGGTGTTCAAGGATCACATCTGGTAAGTAATTCACGTTGCCTAATGCGTGACCCATTGCAAGCCAAAAGTTGTCAAGGAACAAATGCTTCAGTGCTGGTGGTGACATGAATCCAAGAGCGCGAATGATCTTGCTAGACATCACAACGGCAGTTGGAAGATTCTCGCCTTGGAGCAGATCGTTGCCATACGCAATGCCCGCTTCTTTGCCAATCGCTTCACAAAGTTTCGTGTCCCAACCTGCAGTGATTGGCAGGTGATCATCACCCATGAAACAGATGTAGTCATAATCAGGAGCCATCCAGTTAGCCCAATGATTAAGTGTGCCGTTCATGCCCATGCGAGCAGCGATCACAATCTTGACGTTGTTCACTCCTGCAGTTGCGTGCATCAAATCGCTGTACTCAGCAACATCATCATGATCAATTGCAAAGATCAGTTCAGTGAAGTCAGCAGTTGCGTTGATCGCTTCGAACAATCGCATAGCGTTGTCGCATCTTCCCCGCGTGGGAACAATCGTGAGCATTCTCATTGTTGAACCAGTTTCCAAAATGTGTCGCCTGCCTTATCAATCATGTGGCGCAATGCGTCTGCATCTTGCCAATCTTCAACGCTGGTGATTCCAACATTGTCATTCGTGTGAATCTTGCAACCTGAAAGAACTGCTTCCATGACTGCACGACATTCAGATTCAAACGCCAAAGGCAAATGAACAAACCACTGTGACCTTGCCATTGCGTCAAGAACTTGTTCACGCGGTACATCTGTCAGTGCTTTGAATTCATAACCTGCTTGCGCTGCCCAAAGTTCTGCCTTGAGCCTGCCTTTTAGCGGATGACTGCGAGCAGCCCAAAGTGCAAATGGCTTCTTGTCTAGATGGTCGTAGCACTTGCTTGTGTCAAAGTATGAAAGAACTTGACCAGTCTTGCGTGGCTTACTCCATGCCAGTTCACGCCGCATGTGTGCGGGAGTGTGAGTCACAAACATTCTTGATCCACGAATCAAAGCATTCAGTCCTGCTCTTGGAGTCTGCAGGTGATGCACAAACACAAAAGGATCGTACTCACTGAGCCTGTTGAGTTGCTGATCTGAAAACGCATCAGTCCCAGTCACAACCACTGAATCAAATTGGTGTATGTCATGTGTATCGAATGTGTAAGGAGTGACAATCTGTATATCAAAACCCAAAGGTGCTTGAAGTCGGTATTCGTAGTCTGACATTTCTGCCCCGCCAGCGAACTGCCCCGTGAATAGCCCTTCCTGCCCCGTAGAAGCAACGTCAGCCACTTTCACCTGATTCTCGATGTGATGCGTGTACCAGCCTATTTTCACGCTCTACATCCGTTCTAAGGCTTTGGCTTCTAGAACCTTCATTGTCGGCTTCCAATGGGTTTCAAAGACTTTATCTGCGTAATAGTCCTTTGCAAAATCTTGAGCCTTCTGAGAGCGACCACGACCACGTTCATAGGCTGCTTCAAGTGATTCAACAATGCGTGGCACTGAAGGCATGTGGAACCAAGAACTTTGTGGAGCATCCCAAAGCGGTTGCCCATCAACAAGCCATCCGTCACCAACAAGTTCAGTTGATGCTGCGAACTCAGAAACAATCACAGGAGTTCCACAGGCTTGTGCTTCGATGGTTGGGATTCCAAAGCCTTCACCATAAGAAGTTGCAAGCAAGACATCCATTGCTGTGTAAATCGTGGCAAGTGTCTGCTGATCAATGCCAGTGCGATAGACGTAAGGATCAACAAACTTGAACTGATGTTCCTTGAGTCCAACTGCACTTAGAAGTTCGATGAGTTTGATTCCACCCAAAGCACCAAGTTGATCAGTGTGAAGATATAGAACTGCATCGTCATGTTTTTGCGCGAACATACTAAACGCCAGAATGTTTTCGCCAAATGCTTTGCGGTTAGGTGACACACCTTTGTTCGCTGCGTTCATTCCAACAACAAACTTATCTTCACCAATGTCGATAAAGTCACGACCAGTTATTCCTTTATGACGCTTCATAGGCTTAAACACAGATTCAATTCCGTGTGGAACGTACAAAGATTCGATGCCAATGTTTTCCAACATTGCTTGTCCGTACTGACTCATTGCAATTGGAGTAACGAAGTCTTGACGACACCAAGCAGCAACAGAAGGTGGAGTTGGAATGTGATCGATTGGAACCCATGATGCAACATTCCAGTCAGCCCATCGTGGGCCTTTGAATACCCAGACATCGTAGAGAGTGATCAAGAAGTGTGGTTGCTTTTCATTCTGTGATGACCAGTGGTGCATGTGTGCAGGAACAACATCGTTGGAATACATTTCTGCTCCACGTTGATAGATCGGTATTCCGTTCCATTCATTGTTGCAACCTTCAAGACCGTAGTTGTTAAAGATCGCAACATCATGACCATCTGCCTTCAGTCTTTGTGTCACAGCGTTTGTTTGAGTGCCATATCCTGTTCCAGCCCAAGGACTATTGGATACCCAGCCGATTCGCATTCCAGATTCTTTTGTCATGTTGCTCCTTGTCGCAGTCGTTTGACTGTATCTGATTAGGTCTCAAAAACCCAATAGACACGCAGGAAATCCAATGTTCTCAAATAGACTTGCATTGTTATACATAGTGAGCAATAATTATTCCATCAGGTTGGTTCGCCAACACAACAAAGGAGTAGAAATGGAAACAAAACCAAAGCACAACAACACTCGCTCGGACTTTCATGGCGAGCATAAGATCGACTTCGACTCAGGCTCGTTTTACACAGTTGCTTCTTGCCCATGCAACTGGGTGGCGATGATGGATCACAAGGCTGTCGGCTCGATCAGCAAGACCGAAGAATACTTGACGAAGGAACACGACTTCAATCTTCCAACATGGTCGGCTTGCATACGCGGCGAATGTATCTGCGAAGACAAGGAACGGTAATGAAATTCACCAAAATAGAAAATGGCGAATACAAAGTCAGTAACGGATTTTGGATTTCATTGAACGAGTACAACTACGGATATCCAGTTTGGATTGTTTCAAATAAAGGTGAAGAGTTATTTCACACAAATACCTTGTCAGGCGCGAAAGCAAAAATCTTAAACGAATACGCACGCGACTAAAAAAGACAAAGTAAAACCCCGCAGGCCTGCGCTCCTGCGGGGTTTTACGTTTTTACCTAATCAGATTAGGAAGCAGCACCAATGAAGTATTTAACATGTGATGGCTGGATTAGATTTCCATCGACGCGCATCGTGCTTCTGAAGGTTATGAGCCCCGAGGAGAATGCGAAATCGTCGCTTCGATCTAGTTGAATTCCACCAACAGTGCGAGCGAAGTACGAAGAAAGGTTTCCGAAGATAACTGACTTTGCACTTGTTGCTGGCGATGCCATTGCTGGGTTTTCGTAGATTGGGTAACCAAGAAGAAGGTCACGCGCATCTGCTGAAAGTGATGGACTAAACAGGTACTGACCAGCAGTATCTTTCAATTTCCTGACTGCAGCAATCGAAGTTGCATTCATTTGCCATCCCGTGCCAGCCATACGACGACCAGCAGTGTCTACAGAGTAAACAAGATTGATCAAGTTGTCAGCAGTGAATGCACCAGATACGCCAGTTCCACCAGTTACGCCTGAACCTGCAGCAGATACGATGCCTGTTGGCTGTACTGTTCCAGTTCCTGTTGTAAGGGCAGCATTAACGTCATAGCCTAAAGCATTGCCTGTATTTGCGGCAAGGAATGACAAAATGTCGATTCCAGCGTCGGCTGCTAATTCTGTACTGATCTGGGTTAGGAATGAATACTTGAATGCACCAAGAGTCTTGAATGCGTTGAAGGTTGGATCACTCTCACCGATAACAGCGGCTTCAGAAGTGACAGTACCCGTAGAATACGCCGAAAGTGACGGAATCTGGAGTTGTTCTCCCCCTGCAGTGTTAAGGATTGTTGATGTTTCCAACATTGGGCCAACGTGACGAGCAAGCATGATTACCTGATCGTAGAAGGATGTTGGAACTGGTGCGCCAGTTGAACCCTTTGTGACGTCGCGCTTCTCGAACATGTGTGAACGAATTTCGCCGCGTGCTAGGGAACGGATCATGTCTGCATCATTGACTGATGGAATCATGATCTCTGGTCGTGCTTGTGCTTCGAAACCCTTCATGGCTTCAGCGGCGCGTTCTTCACGTTCTGCTTGTGCCTTGATGGTGTCGATTGCTGCAGCACGCTGATCTAGATCAGTCATGATGCGGTCGTATGTTTGGTTTTCTTCTGCTGAAAGATCGCGCTTTTCTGCTGCTGCAGTGTCGAGAAGAGCCTTTGCTTCTTCCCAAGCCTTTGCGCGTGCTTCCGCTTGCTGACGAATGTAGTCAGACATGTGGACTCCTAAAGTCTTAGATCGGATGAGGTCTTGAAAATCTGCGTGGCTCCACGACAGGTAAGCGCAACAGTGGCTCCACATAATTGCACAACTTAATTATGGCACAAATAAAAACAGACCCAGATGCTTCCCCACATCTGAGCCTGTTCTTTGTAAAAATGTTAGCGAGTTTCTTCGACCTTTACAACTCGAACTTCTTTCACTGGTTCGACTGCTTTTTCTTCTTCTGAACAGCAGGCTTTGACTATGGCTTCAGATACAGCATCGGCGAAATCAACAAAAACGCCAGACTCAGGATTACCAACAGCGGATAGATATGCCTTTTTAACTTCTTCATGATTCATTAGAACACCTTTGCCATTAGATCGAGTTGCTTGCGCTTTAGTTCTAGCAGTGCAAGATTTGCTGGTTCTGTAGCGCGTAACTTAGAAACCACTTCACTGATTAGATCAGCGTGTTCTGGTTCTAAAGTTTCGCCTGCTTCTAGTCGTGTGATTGCATCCGATAACGCATCAACATCAACAGCAGTTCTAGTTGCAAGAATGTCCAAAGAACGGACAGATGCAGTTGTTGCTGCATAGGCTGGGAACCCAGTAACAATTGAAACTTCGTGCAAACGGATTTGATGCAGTTCGCGGGTTGCTCCGTCTTTGCTCCAAGCGTCACCTTTAGGTGGAACGCTGAAACCAAATGACATTGAAGAAACGTCGCCGCGCTTCATAAGAACAGAAAGGTCACGACCTGCAGATGTATCTGGAAGATCAGCCTGAGCAAGAAGTCCACGCGAATCTTCAGTCAAACGCAAAGTTCCAGCGCGTGTAGAACCAAGAACAACGTCTGTGTTGTGGTTCATAAACAACTTGACTTCGTTGCGTGACTTAAGCGAACGCTTGAATGCGCCTTCTTTAATTACTTCAGTGAAAGGCAGTGGCTCAGAAGGTGAATTGAATACTGCTGCGTATCCTGTAAAACTCATGCCGTCGCTTGATGCTTCACCATCGCGGACATCGAACTCAACGGTATTAACGCGGCGTTCTACTTGTGTGGTCATTTGTTGCCTTTCGTCTTTGTTTAAGTTTAGCGCGATTGACTTCCACTTATCGTTCTGCAAAGTGTTTCGATCTTCTTCTTGTGCGCGAATTCGTTCAACTACTCGTTCAGCATAGTTCTGAGTTCTCATTGCCTGACGCTTTGACGCGCCACTTCCCCAAAGGAAATGCGCCACGACCCCTGCACTTGGATAGTTTTCATTGCTTGGATTTGCAGCAGGAGCATCAAGATCAGACATGTGGCGAGCGATCCATGCAGCAATGCGAATCCATTTGTCATCAGATACTTTGCCTTCAGCCATAGAGCGTGCTTCACGGATGGTTCGATCAACAAGACCATCTCCGCCTTTTCCTTCTGCATAGAAAGCAAGTCCGCGCCTTGCAGCGGCTCTCATGAATTCAGGTGCATCTTGATTGATTGCACGAAGGTCATCATCATTCATGTCATCATCTGATTGCCATGCATTGCAGTAGAAACCACCATCAACAAATTCATCCCACTTTTCGCACCATGCTTTGTCGCCTGCTTCGTTCACGCGATCTTCGTCGTAGAACATACAGTTGCCACATGCGCGACCTTCTGGGACATCTTCTGCAAGTGCTGGTCTGTAGTTATCAGGCAAGTCACGATACATTGTTTTTCGTTTTTTCTTTTTGCGCTCGCCACCAACTTCAATGTCCTCAGAGATTGAGATAGCAACCATCTGATCAATTGCATCTTGCTTGGTTGTGTGGCATCCCATGATTTCGCCATCGTCTTTGATGGTTGCCCAGCCAGAGCAACCTTCTGCGCTATCTGTTATGAAATACGGCATTAAAATTCCTGCTTTAGCCAAGTTATTAAATGATTATTAGAGGTGCTAATAACAAAAAGTGATTCACCAGCATTCATGAAAAGTTCTAAACTGTCTTTTGATTCAAGTCTAAGACCATTGCTTGCGGTTACTTCTGAATTACCAACATAAATTGCAGTAGTTGCTTCGTTATTGTGTATGTGCAACTTAAATGGATTAGCA